TTGGTGTTATTAATTCATCTGTATCCTCAGGATTACCCGATCCAAATTGAATTTGTAAATTATTTTCTGAGGTTAATCTTGTAGCAAAACGTCTTTGACATTTTTTTAATTGTAATAAATAAGGTATTTCACCTGTATCTGCTACATTATTAGGATCATTTGGGTTAGTATTTTTTATACTATCAAACACCATTTCTTGACCTAAATAATCTACTTCATTCCATATATTACCATCCGAATCTATAATATCTAATATTTTTATAATATTATTTGCTTGAATATTAATAGTAGAAAATTGTTGTGGGGATCCAAAAGTAAATGTTTCTGTTTTTATAGTTGCTGAAATAGCATTTCTTTGTTTTTTTAACAAAAAATAAGCTGGAATGCTTCCTATTACTTCATATACTGAAATTTCAGTAGGATCTAAAGAACTAGAAAAAGAAAAATCACATTTATCCTGAATTAGAAAAGTATCTAATGTATCAGTAGTAGATGAAATTGAGGAATTTTCATTAAGTGTTAAAGAATAATTAAAATTAGGAGTGCCATCAGCGTTGGCAGGTACTTGTTGGTATATATCGATAAGAGTTTGAGCTGCTTTAGTTGCTTGGGGTTTATATCCAAACATATAAGCTAGTTCATATAAATTATTTGTTTGTCTAGCTAATGTTGTAAATGTTTCTTGTAATTGATTGTCTAAATAAAACGACATTACATCACTTACATAAGCTGCCTGCTCCATAAACATCATACCAGGAGATGATGGTGAAAAATCATTATAAGTGTCAGGAAAATATGTTTGAGAAAATTCTATTAATTTAGATCTAATATCAGAAAAATCCCTATTTAAATATTTTATATCTCTATTTATTTTAGTTGCCATTATGTAAAGTTCATATTTAAAGTATCATTTATATTAGTATTAGTAACTTTATATGTTAAAGACACGTTAATACTATTACTATCTTCTTGACCCATAACTTTTAAGTTTTGTACATTTACTTGAGGAAAAAATAAATCCAAATCTTTTTGAATTTTACTTTGTAAAAATTTTAAATCCCCAGTAGTTATTTGTTCAAATATAAAAGCTCTTAAACCCCCACCAAATGTTGGGTTTAAAGGTCTTTCCCCTGGGTTAGTAAGGAAATAATTTATTAAATTATTTTTTAAAGCATCTGATGTAAAGAAATTAGATTTAAAAGGTGTGTTTTGTTTTGGAGGTAAAGAAGTAAATACTGCAGAACCTGTAGTAACATTACTTGATACAGAATTAGGTCCTGAAAAAGGTACATTAACTCCTATAGCAGCACTTTTATTTAAGTCAATTGGTGATATTTGTTGTGCTCCAAATGCCATTATTTAGTCATTAATCCCATTATTTGATTCATATTAACTTCTCCACTAGGTAAAGCTCCATTTGGTGATGTTGTATCACCTACTCCTTGAGGATTAAATGGTTTATTGCCAAATCCTTGAGCATGTGTACTATTCATATTTAATCCTGTTTCACCTATAATATCTAAATAAGATTGTCTTTGTTCTTTTAAAGATTTTTTAGGTGTTTGTGTAACAGTGAGTGTAGTTGGTGATGTAATACTTTCTTGTATTGGTTGTGTAACTACAGCTTTAGGTGCTTTAACTGCTTCTAGTAAAACTTCCTTTAGCTCTTCCTGTATAGCCTCTCTAACGGCTTCTTTTATTATTTTTTTAAGTGCTTCGGTTTTCATTGTTGTGTTTGTTATAAATATTAAATTAATCTGCTTTTAAATCATTTTGTTTGATATAAAATACTAATTCATCTATTAGTATTTGATCATTTGAAGAAAATGAAGCTTCTCCTCTAAGCATAATTACTCCTGCTTTATTTTTAGCTATTGCTTGTCTTCTTTTTTCTCCTTCTATTTCTACATTATCAACTGTTATTACATCCATTTCGAACCCATTTACATTAGTTACTACTTTTTCTCCTTGAAGGGACTGTTGGAGTGTATCTAGTAATAATTGATTTTGAATTAATTGTTCATTAAAATTATTCCCTAAATAAGGAGTATTAGGATTACTATTTTCTTTTTCTTTTTGTTCTTCTTCAGTACAAGATTCTATAGCATTATCTAGTAAAGCTAACATTTGTAATACTTTAACTAATAAACTTAATAAAAGGGCTATAATAGAAGCAATTCCAGGGAGTAATAAACCATATTTTTTTAATTGTCTTTTACCTCCTTCTACTATATTTGAAGAAGCTGAGGGTATTGGGGTTGCTAATGTAGATGGTATAAAAGTTAAAATTTGAGCTGCAATCAGTAATGCATCTGCAACTGTAATTAATTGTTGGGTAGATGTTACTGTTACATTTATTTTATCTAAAAATTTATATATATTATTAACTGCTTTAGTTAATTTATTTCTTTTTTGGATTAGTTTTTTTAATTCTTCTGGGTCTTCAGGACAAGCAAGTCCTAAATCTTTAAATCTAATTCCTGCAGCTAACAAAGCTATAGCTTTAGGTATATCACAAATATTAAATCTAGCTAATAAAGCAGCTATAGCTCCTAATAATCTGGTTTTTATGTTATTAATAATTTTATTCATTTCTAATTGAAATCTCATTTCTAAATTTATTTTAGGTAATGATAATTTCTTTAATTCAATATCAGGAAGTATAAAATTAGGTTTTTGTAATTTAGGAAAATCAGGTTCAAAAGGGTCTAATTGAATTACCCCTAAAGAAGGTCTAATAAGTCCATTTAATCCTATTAATGAAATTTCTTTTTGACACCATCCCTTTTTTTTAATTTTTAATTTTGGAACTTTAGGTGGGTCTGGTGTTTCTGGTATATCAGGAAGGCCTGGTACTTTTGGAACTTTTAATTTTGGAGTTTTAATCTTTGGGGTTTTGTCCCTTGGGATTTTTATTTTAGGTGTTTTTATTTTAGGTGTTTTTTCTTCTTTTTCTTTTTGTTTTTTAATTCTTTTATCTCTTTCTTTTCTTCTTTTTTCTTTTGGATCTTCAGGTTCCGAAGTTACAGGTGGTGGTAATTTAACTGTTTTACCTTTAATTTTTTTAGTTTTTATTTTTACAGGTTTTTCAGGTTTAAATTTTTTAGGTTTTTCAGGTTTTTCTTTTTTTATTTTGTCTTTATTTTTTTTATATTCTTCTTCTTCATCCTCAAACTGTAAAAGAAAACTACTTCTATTATTTTTCAATTCAATTTTTCTAAAATTAATATTTAATGAAAATGAAGGCCAACTAAAATTCCATGAAAATTTTTTTCTTTTTTTCTTTTTAGGGATATCATCTTCATTATTTATAGTTCGTAATTCAGGAATTGATGATGTTGGAGAAGTCAATATTGGTTCTCTTGGAGTAATTCTAGACATATCAATAACTTCAGCTTCTACTGTTTCTTTACCTGATGGTAAAAATTCATCATCATATGTACCTTCTAAAACAAAATCTCCATTATCATCTGTAACTGCTTTAGTACCATTTAGATCTTCAATTTCTACCCCCTGTATAGGAGAACCACAACCTTGATCTAGGGATTTAATACCTAAACTTGCTATAATTTTTCCTTCTATTTTATAAGGTTTCTTTTTACATATTTCCATATCCCCAGTTAACATTATTTCTTTTAAATCTGGGTTAAGATCTTCTGATAGATATTTTTCAGCTACTACTTTAAAATCAGGATTATAAGGTTGAGTAGATCCATAGGTATATTCTTGGACATAACCCTCAGGGAAATTTTTTAAATAAGATATTACAGATAAATCTTCTTCATTTGGGTATTTAATTACTTGTAAAGTCCCAATAATACCGTCAGTTTTAGAACATAATGTAAATTCTTTTAATACTTCAGGATCCGTATTTACTTCTGGGAGGATTGGGCATATAAAACCTGGAATAGTAAGTTGGTCTCCTTTTTTTATAAAATTTTCATCTTCTAATAATTCTCCTTTTGAACTATAACCACTTCTACCAAGCAAATATTCTAAATTAGCATCTATAATTTGATCGCCTCTTACAACATCATCTAACATTCCTCCTTTACCATCATTAAAACTTGAACAATAAACCCTATGATTTCTTGCTATTTTAACAATCCAATCTCCTTTAACTACTGTATAGGTTAAAGGATAAATTGCATCTATTTGATCCTGATCTGTAGCAGTTGCCTGAGATTCTCCGGTGCTAAAAAGTTCTGCCATTTACTCTGTTTTACATTTATCCGATAATATATTAGGTAAGCCATCTTTAACAATTTTTAAAGCTTGAAGACAATTTTGTGCCTGAACTGAAATTGCACTATCTGGGATGGGCAATCCTCCAGGATATAGTGAAGAATATTGTAAAGTATCTACCAATTGTATTAAAACTGAAAGTACAAAATCTAAATTATCCTTTAAAGTATCTCCTAAAACTAAAGATTCACATGCATTTTTTGAACCTAATAAAATTTCATCTCCAACATTTACAATAAAACTTTCGG